CGCCGGCATCCGAGGTAACTCTATATCACCCCCCGCTTACGAAAGGTTGCGGCGATGCAAAAGCAAAAATGTAAACGGTGCGATCGCGTCTTTTGGACGAGGGGGAAAGCCCTCTGCAAGCGATGCCTGCGGATTTTAGAAAGGCCGTTAACGCCGAATGGCAAGGATCTGATGGTAAATTGGAATCGCGGAATCTTCTAGGGTTCCGTCGTTTGGCTCGCTTCCACCTCGACCTCGGCCCACTCGATCAAGATGTTGCCCGCGTCTGTAATCGCCGTATATTTTACGGTGTGCACGTTGACTTGGGTACCGTCGTTTAAGGTTTTGGCTTGCCCCGTTACCACATCGGAACCCACGACCGCCGTGCCCGACGTAAAAAGGATCAACGTGGTGTCCGCGCCGGCGAACTTCTCGACGGCCTCGACCGTCCCGCTGCTTACCGCTTCCCCTGTAGCCAAAACGTCGGTAAAATCCACCCCCACCGGGAAGGTCTCTTGCTCTTTCTTCGTAACGTAAAGCACCGGTGTTCGTTCCGTTACCACGCTTAGGAAGATTTCGATCTCGAATTTCGTGCCCCCGTCGGTGATGATCTCGAATTCGACGAGATACTCCCCCACCGTTGTGCCGCCAGGATCGGCGATCACCCGCGCCGCTACTAGATTGTTTGGGGCATCTATCGTTTTTTCGACCACTACCCCGAAAAGTGCATCTGTGCTGTAGACAATCGGGGAAACCCCCCGCTCGATCGCCTGCACATTAAACGCGGTGATCGTCTCGCCGGCAGGAATGGCAAACGGAATCGCCGTTTCGAGCCAGAACTTTTCGCCCGTTGCTTTGGTAACCGGTCCTTTTGATTCTCTCATTTCCTACCAGCTTTCCCGGTGGTCCGGAGCACAAAGGAAGCCCTTTTCCTTTTCGGTGCGTTTGCTGTGATCCTGGTAAGCTCCCAGGTTTCCCGCGATGGCCCCCCAGGATTAAAATCCCACCAAGTGAAAGCCCCTGGTTCCCCGATGGCCGTTGGCGCCGCCAAGGCGTTTGGCGAAATCGTGATCGCCCCGATGGAAACCGCCGGCTGGCCAATGGCCGTTGGCGCCTCTAACAAAACAGGATCTATTCCGTACCCTCCGCCCGGCTGCCCAATGGCCGTTGGGGCTGCGAGAGCGTTAGGCTCAATGGTCATCGAGCTAACACCAACCCCAGGGGCCGGTATTGCCGTGGGAGCCTCTAAGGCGCTCGGTGAGAGCGTTACACTACCAACGGTAATCGCGGGTTGCCCAATAGCGGTTGGTGCCTCCAAAGCATCCGGGGAAATGGTGATCGCGCCAACGGTAACCGCGGGTTGCCCAATAGCGGTTGGTGCCGCCAAGGCGTTTGGCGCGATCGTCGCCGCGCCGGTGGTAACCGTAGGTTGCCCGATGGCCGTTGGCGCTTCCAAGGGATCCGGCGAAATCGTAGCCCCGCCGGCGGTAATCGCGGGTTGCCCAATTGCCGTCGGCGCTTCCAAAGCGTCCGGGGAAACGGTAACCGGGCCGGTGGTAACCGCGGGTTGCCCAATAGCGGTTGGTGCCTCCAAGGCGTTTGGCGCAATCGTAGCCCCGCCGGCGGTAACCGTGGGTTGCCCGATGGCCGTTGGCGCTTCCAAGGCGTTTGGCGCGATCGTAACGGCGCCGGCGGTAACCGTCGGCTGCCCGATTGCCGTTGGCGCTTCCAAGGCGTTTGGCGCGATCGTAACGGCGCCGGCGTCAACCGTAGGTTGCCCGATGGCCGTTGGCGCCGCCAAAGCATTCGGGGAAATGGTAACCGGGCCGGTGGTAACCGTCGGCTGTCCAATTGCCGTTGGTGCCGCCAAGGCGTCGGGGGAAATGGTGATCGAGGTGGTAACCGCCGGCTGCCCGATAGCCGTTGGCGCCGCCAAGGGATCCGGGATCGCGCCAACCGGGCCGACTGCGATCAATGGTTCCCCGATAGCGGTGGGCGCCGCCAAGGCGCTTGGCGCAATCGTAACCGGGCCGGTGGTAACCGTAGGTTGCCCAATTGCCGTCGGCGCTTCCAAAGCATTCGGGGAAATGGTTTGATCGCCCGGCCCTGCTGGCGTTAGCCTCCCGCTTACATCGTCGGTACAAATGCCTTTTGGATTTGTTTCGACGCCACCTATCCCCTGGCTTGTTTTTATGGTGGATTCGAACTGCCCGGACTGTAGATAGAGCTTATCAAACGATTCACCGATCCAAGGGGTGTTTGTTCCATCCCAAGAAATATCTCTGGGATTGGCATCGACGGTAATTACGACTAGGCTTGTTTTTAAAGTTGTGGAAAATTGACCACTTTGGAGATAAAGTTTTTTGGCCTGGTTCCCCGTCCAGGGAGAATTTGTGCCGTCGAAAGATATGCCTTGCAGAACATTATCCACACCGCCAACGGCCAGGCTCGTTTTTACTGTTGCGGTGATTTGGCCGCTTTGGACGTAAAGTTTATCTCCGGTATCCGCGCACCAAGGCGTGTTTTCCCCATCCCAAGAAATGCCGGTTGGGCTAAAACCAACTCGGGCAAAGCTGGTTTTTACAACGGAACTAAACTGGCCACTCTGTAGAAAGAGCTTTTCGAACCAATTCCCGCACCATGGCGTATCTGTCCCGTCGTAAGATATGCCGCTCGACCAACCGTCTTTGGTGTTAATCGACTGGCTGGTTTTTAAGGTGGAGGTAAACTGACCGGACGTTAGATAGAGCTTGTCGCCCTGTGTGCCTACCCAAGGTGTTGCCGTCGTCGCCATTTAACAAAGCCCTTTTATGGCCCTCGCCACTTCGTTTAACTCGATCTCGCTAAAATGGTTGCAGGGGTAATCAAAATGCGCCCACACCTCGAAGCCGCAATCCCGCGCCCGTTCGCAAAAAGAGATATCGTTTCCCCGATCAACCGTACCGTTTGGGTTTAGCTTCCTGGTAAAGGCGCCGTTCTGCATATTCGGGTCTTCGAAAACTCGCCGCGCAATCAAAAAGCACCCCGTCCCGATGGCGTCCACCTTCTGTAACCCGTCGCGCTCCTGCCATTCGTTGTAACCCTCCGAACCGTCGCCGTGGATTTTGTAAACGTTCCAATAGATCGGGCGCTCGCCAGGCTTGCCGGTGTAGTGCCAGATCGGAGTAGGCAACCCGATAATATCTTTGTCGAACGCCACAAGATCAAGCGGATTTTCTAAGGGTGGATTGTCCGCGTCCATCGAAAGCCAATAATCGTATCCACCTTTTAGGAAATCTTTAACGATGTGGTGCAAGTTGTTTTCGTAAGGCTTGTTGCTTGGCCATTCGATTTTAACCTTGTACCTTTTGTCCATAGCCAAAAGGAGTAAGCACCGGGCTACGGTCTTGTGGATCCAGTGTAAACAAGGAACCGTTATTAGGATGCTTTTTTTATTGTCACGTCCAGAATCTTTTTTGCGTCCCGCCATTTTTTCATCTTATTTTTTACGACACCCGGCGTGGGATCGTCCGCGTCGAGCGCCTTGGCCAATTGGACTTCTGTGCCACCGTAGGCAATGCCCATCTCTCTTTTCAGATCTCGTTCTTCTCGGAGCCCCCGAAGCTCGGTATCGTTCCGGTCGTAATCTGGCATGTGTGCGTGTGCCCGATCGTCCCAAAACTCCTCTAGCTCATCCTCGGTAAGCACTGTAATGAGCGTCGGGAAGGTGGCCAACGCTTCGATGGAAAACGCTTCCGTTACCAATAGTACGCCCCACTGCATCCCCATTGGACTGTCGGCGCTTGATTCTTGGTGGCCGCTGGTCTTGTCGTATTTCCACCCGCCCGGCATTGCCGCCGCCGCCGTTTCTTTATCGTAGGATGGCAATAACTCCCATCGAGGGTGATCGGCGTGCCCGTTTGGCCTAAGCCCGATTTTTACTTTGATCGGTACTAATTCCATGGTGTCTCCTCACGGGATATCCCGGTCGAACCCCCAATATTGATATTCTCGCCGAAGCTCTTCCTGCACGCCCGGCACCGTTGCCGTATAGAGTGCATCGAGCCGATCCCGATCTTCCATTACCGTTGCGCCCGCTTTGCGCCGGTACGGCTTTACAATCTCCACTAACTCTCCCGCGTCGAGTCGTGTTTGTTCGCCCGCGTCAATCCACGGCACCTTGCTTTCTTGGTTGCGGGCTGGATCTTGTTGTATGGCGGTGCGTATTTTAACGCCCGCTCGATTCGTTTCGTCTAGCACTGGAACATGAAACGCAATCCTGTAAGTGCGTCCATCGCCTAAGCCGTTTAGCACGTGATAGTCGGACATCTTTCCCTCTACTGCCGGCTGGCAGCGATCGCCCGCACAGCACAAGGCCGGATAACCTGTGTCGGTGGTTTCTTGTGGTTATCCTTGGCTCTCAAAGTTAAAACGTTCATGGCCGCCCGGCACCGTTTCGCCGCCTGCTCTTGCACGGTTTTAAAACGCTTGTGGGATGCCTGCACTTCCTCGGTCGCCTGCTCACCGTAGATTTTTTCCAACTCTTCGAGCGTGTAATCCCTCCCCGAAGGGATAATTAAATTCGACATGGGCCGTCGCCCCCCTTTCTA